ACTCATTGAGGTCAAAATCATCTGTATAAGAAAAGGATAGAAGGTTCTTTGTATCATTTGTGTACTGTTCTAGTATCGGAACAGGATCAACTATCGGAGAATATATCTTCATATACTTTATGGCGTTATCCATAGTCAATGGTATCATCCTTATCAGGCTGCAGGCCGAAGATATATGAGAATGTGGACAATTCAAAGGTATCTTTCTCTCCTGATAAGCTCTCCAGAGGATATCAATGCAAGCTGTACAGTGCTCATAAAACAGTACCTGATGAACTGAAAGATAAGTCTCCTCTTTATAACTCAAAGAAACTGACGGTATTTGAGATCTTTTCCTCTTTTGTTTCTCAACGATCAAATTTCGGACTCTTCCTATTATCTCAGACTTTATAGCAGATAAGAATCCAGTTGTATCCTCTGGAAATTCACCTAGATTGAGGAAAGGTGATCTCTCGTCATCCTCTGGTGACCATGTTCGCCCAATACATAATGATGCTATCCCTTTGAATCTTTCTAAAGGAATTTTCATCAGTTGGTAGTACAGCCTAACCATGACTTCACGAATTCCTCTAGTACTTGGACGAACCTGGGATCTACAGAATTTGATCGTAAATAAATATTCGGCAACGATATTGAGGATCTTTGCTGTAGATATCTTATATCCATATACCCTAGGAAAGGTCTGCAAATCATCTGCTCCGATATTCACAGGTGTGTCATATCTTGTGTACATAATCATCATAGCACTCTGTAATGCAAGTAGTCTATGTACACCTAATCTGAGAGCTTCTAAATTGATGTGTGATACATCAACAGTACCAAATCTTGTAACATCATTGGGAACTTTATCAGTAAAGACATTTGGCCTCTTATCTAAGAACCCTAATGTTTGTCTCAAAATAGATAGGGATTCTCCTCTATACATATTTAACAGTTCAACTTCAAAATCCCCGATATCATCTATCTCATCATCTACAGGTACAATACAGTCATCACAGCATAAATGATAGTGTTGAAACTGTGTCCCTTCAGAATTTGCAGCATTATATTGTA